AGACGTGTGCTCTTCCGATCTAAAGTTTGTACCAGAATGCAAAGTAGAAAGTTGCATCCCCAAGAACATACGTTCGAACTGTGAAGTGTGTTTGGTGTTAACAAAAATTATTAGCGATATGTTTCGGAGATTCTTGCTGGTAATAGAAATTGTTATTGTTAATGTAAAATGTTAGTCAATAGGATGGGTGGTTCTTAGTGATAACATAAATGGTGAATTGATAATTTAAAGAAAGTGTTGACAAAGGTGCGTACATGTGTTATAGTTAAAGAATCAAGAGATATAGCTTTTTAAAGGAGGACGAAGTTATGATAAAAGAGGAATTTGAGAACTTCATCGGAAAACAAGTAAGCGATAAGGATTACGAAGTGATTGACCGATTGTCTGCATTTTTACCGGCTACCTGTGAGGAAGAAGGAACGAGACAGATTGCGAGCGTTTATAATGTTGGTGGTATGGCGCTTATCCGTGATGTGCTTGAAACGGCAGATATTATGAACAGTTTGAAAAAAGAACTTGAGAAAGTCCTAGCAGACTTTGAACAAGTATTAAAGATAATGGGATTGAATTAGTTGGTAGGATGCTGGCAATTTAAAAAGAGGAAATAAAAATGACAGTGCAAGATTTATTATATGCGTGCGGTAACGTCGATAAGAAAACGCTTATTACAGTAATACAGGCAACAGGAAAAGAGCTTGTTTCACAGAAAAAGGTATCACTTTTTTACGAATTACCGGAGTCAGAAAGCATATTAAAAAAGGAAATTGATTATTTTAAGATATTTTCTCATGCTATTGTTATATTGGTATAAGGAGATGATTAAACAATGAAAGATTTCTTGATCACATGTTTTATATTAGATTTATTTGTAATCTTAATGTTAATAATATATGTATTTGCATAATAAAGGAGGGCTTTAGCCCTCCTTATACTGTATCAGTGTTTTCAAGCGGCACGGGTAATTCAAGCATAATAATTTGAGCATCTACACTGGCAACCGCCTTGTCACTATAAACAAAAAATAACTCGCCAGAAATAGTGTGCCCGTTTAGAATTTTTACGCATATAGTAAGATTAGCTCCAGTATGAGTAATACTACTTGCGTGTGGCGTGTCGATTGTTTGAAAACCTAGAGTAGTTTTGGAACTAGTATCTATAATTCTAATGTTAAAAGTTCCTACAAAATTAGCGGGTATAATTACCTGAAAGTTAATTAAAGCATAACAAGTATGGTCTGTAGTAAAATTTACTGGAGTATACCATTGCCCCCCCGCAGGAGAGGGAATATTAGCATTATCGAATCTATAATTTGGATTACCATCGAATTTAGTATTTCCATACACATTAAGCTTATTAAAAGTAGTAGGATAAGTAAACTCACTGTATACATTATTATGTACCCTACTTTTCAAATTATCAGTGCTGTAAACCGCGCATCTGATAATAGACGCTTTGTTATTATAGATATCGTTTCCGCCACTTCGAGTTATTTTAGCAGTATGAGTGTGAGAAACAAAAAGATCGTAGTTTTCCTGGTCTAACCTCGCATTGCCATCACAGATATTATCATGAAAATTACATTTATAATTATCGTAATCTGTATATAATCCAGTATAGCCATTTCCTCTGATAATATTATTACTGATATCACAAAATTCGCCATTTACAGCAATTCCATGTGTTGCGAATCCAATAACATTATTTCCACTGATAATATTATTACTGCACTGTTGTCCTTCTAATGTTCCAATCGAGATACCGCGTCCGAGAGCAGTATTATTTACCTTATCAGTATAATCATCAACATTGCCATAAAAAGTATTATTTGTAATTTTTACATTATCAATAATATGACTAGTAAGATAAGCGAAACCGGTCATACAATTTTCAGCAATGTTATTATTAATATTACTAAACCGCAAATACTGAAACTTAAACGCCGCTTTTACATTATTGAAATGGCATCCATGAATATTTATATATTCAATCGGCGCAGAATTAGCTCCATTATGATTACCAATTCCTGCATCACTTAAACCTAGTGTCTCATATCCATACTTCTCCGGGTGTGAAAAATTACAATTACTAATTTCTACATTAGTACACGGTGTATTATCATACGGCCCGAACCAAGGAAAAACCATTGCCTGAGTAGCAACGTCTAACTGCAACATTTCAGTCTTGAAGGTAGCGGTTCCTGTAAAATGGCAATTCTCAATCAGCACCCTTCTACAACTGTTGATTTCTACCAGATGCCAATTCTGCTGTTCATGAGTAGCTGAGTTGCTAGCAAAATCACAGTTGATAATTCGAATATCACTACAATGACCAAACGCAACAATCGTTTGCGTCATATTCAAACCTCTAAACCACAATCCATCGATAGTGATATGACTATTAGCATTATAACCTCCAACGGTTCCATCAGAATCATTGATGAACATATTATTGCTATCTTTGTTCTGAATTAGTGCCCGATAACCATATACATAGGTATTAGATTTAATTTTAATGCTATCGCTGATAAGATAATTACCTTTCGGAAAATAAATAAAAGCGTCTTGCACAGCGAAAGCTTTTTTCAGAGCTTCCGTGCAATCAGTATTAGCCGTATTATCCGCTCCGAAATCAGTAACAACATTAATAAAATTCGATATTTTGCTATTTATTTTACTAACAGCATTATTAACAGCTGTAAATTTATTATCAACTCGCAAGAAATTATTGTCGACTTCTTCAAAATTTGTTTTCATTTCATTTAAAAGTTGATTGTAGATAGAAATTGCTTGTGCTCTTCCTTCGGTGTCTTTTACATTAATTATTTTATTCAGAATATTAAATTTGCTTACATCACTCATATTTATCCTCCTTTATTCTGTTCCTTTCTCCAAAACAATAGTTTCGGTTGCTTCGTCATAAATAGCATTTATCATAAAATGATCAAACTTTTCATCAATGTAGTTCTGAATTATTTCACCGATGTTACCGTTAATAAATTCAATAATTTCATTCATTTTATTTGTAAGTTTGCACACCTGTTCATAATAACTTAAGCTATCATCATAAGTTAGTGGTAATATTTTTGCGCTACAAGGAATGAAAACTTTATCCATATTTGTACCTCCTACCATAACTGCATAAATAATGGTTTCAATTCATCAATTATCATTTTATCAATATTGATAATTGACTTTCTAAATTCAACTAATAACTGTCCATAGTTTTCGCTGTTATTCTTTCCCATCACTTTTTCCATCCATGTTTCGGTTGTTTCTGATGTACCAGTTTCAGAAGCGTTTGTTGTTCCACGTTCGCTTGTATTTGAACGGTTAGTTCCCTCATTTACAGTAGTACCCTTATTCAAATTTTCATTCGTATATGTTCCATTTAGCGAACTTGTAGAATTTTCATCTGATGAATTAGTTGTTGTGTCAGTTCGTGAAATCATTCGAATATCAGTCAAATAATTTTCTGATTCAATTCCTTTAATACCTCCTTGCGGTGTATCATTGAATTTATTTGTTTCAGCAGATGTATCATTATTACTAGTTTTTGAATTAGTATTTCCTTTGCTGGCGCTGTTTGTTTTTGATGAATCTTTAACAGTGTAATCATCTGTTTTAGTATTTTTGTTATAATTTGACACATCGTTCCATTTGTTGTTATTTCCCGTTGTTGTTTTGCTATCATTTCCCGTTACTGTTTTTGTGAATGTAGTAGTCATATCTGTGTTGTACAGGGGATTAAATTCATAAATAGTTGTTTTATACAATTGGTTGTACATTGGCATAATTTCGCATAACGTTGAGTCAAGCCACAACTGCCATAAACCAACGGTTTCTGCACAAATTTCTCTTGTGTAATAAGATCTCAAGATTTTTTCACAGAGAATCTTTCTATAGCTTTCATCGAAAATTTCCCAGTTAGTTGTGAAGATTTTATCCCAAGACTTGTCAAGTACAGAATTGATATTATTGAATCCAGTGCTTTCTTGTAGTCCTGCTTTTTGCTCACAAATATATCGTACTTCAGTCGTATATTTACTCATTATTTTCACCTCCTAGAGCAGGAGTATCTAAACCTAAGTCTACTTTCCCGAGTTCATCAATTTCATCTCTTATAGCCACCTCGATGTTTGTCCTGAACATAGCATTGATTTTTTCTACCGCATGTTGCCGTTCAGATAAGCGTGAGTATCTATTTGCGAGAGTTCCGCCAAGACCTCTTAGAACCTCATCTTTAATTAAACGTTCTTTTTTCATAACGTTTGCAGATGGAATACCTAAGTATGTAAGAGCTTCGTTCCACAAGTTTGTTTTTAAATCATAAATTTTGTCGCATACAAAAGGTGCGTCTGTTTTTAAACAAATAACAGAATTTTCATCAAAGGAATTGTCAGCAAAGATTACAGGACTATTTCCATCCATCTCTTTAAACGCGTTCAGTAGTGTTAGTCTTAACTTTTGATCGCACTTTAACAAAATAGGCGTTTTTTGAGCATTGGCATTGACATCAATGATTCTGTCTAAATTATAAAGTCTCTGTGCAAATAATTCAATAACCGGAAAAGTTGGAGTCCTGTCCATGTTATTCCATATAATAACACTGTCGTTATCATATAATGATTTGCGATAATTATTATATTTTGAATATGCTACACGTCTCACAGGTTCGCCATAAACGTTAAAATTTCCGTTACATACTACATCTAGGGCAAGGTTTCCAACCACTTCGTCATTGAAATAAACAGCCCCGGCATTATAAAATAATGCCTGTTCAATATAGCGACTATCAATAGTGGAAGGTATGTTCTTCCACTCAAACATACTAATAGAAATCTGCCGTAGAATAGAAAGATACTGCCCGTATGATCGCATATTAAGATTTAATGAGTCACTAAAGTAACTTTTCTTTTTGCTCAAAATATCACCTCCTTACGACGGGCTATTATCAAGGTCATAGTTTCCAATTTCCGTGTGTTTTTTCCAGAACCTACAACCAGAGTTGAAAATATTTTCGATTTTTCTTGCATCGTCAGACGGTAAATTTCCCTCCACTATGCAATCTGTAGTTTTTACATACGTCCAATGTGGCCTTGCATTCATGTTGGGAGTAGCAGTTCGCCTTACGGCATATCCAAAAGCTGAAAAATAATCATCAATTACTTTTGCGTACGCCTTTGTAATGCATTTTTCGTAGATTCTGAAACCCTTTTGTTTTGTGGCAAGCAGAAAATCACTTTCCTGTGTTCCCTGATTTCTTGTCCCCATTTCAACAGGCATAGTATTAACAGTTAATAAATCAACAACTTTTCCTATGCTATTGCTAATGCCGCCCATAATTGCACCACCGATTGCACCAAGGATACCGCCGCCAGCTCCTGCGGCTCCGCCGCTGATTGCTCCTTTCGTGAAGCTGTTAAATAGGCTATTCGGTGCGGATGTATTTTGTTGTGCGGTATAGGCGCGGTATGTGTCAATATTGTAAGCACATAAAGGGAAGCTTGATAGACTCACACGTTCATCAATTTCCAACTGCCCATTTCCTGACATAGACTGAACTTTATAATTGATTGGCATAAAAAGAGCCTGTGTTGATGCCCCAAAAGAAGCCTGCTCCGTGAAACTATATGTTCCGCTACTTGCGTTTCCTGGTACTGTGTTAAAGCATTCATATTTGTAATCTTTTCTATCTCCCTCTCCGTTGCTTACCTCTGCGTACTTATAGGGATAACAGAACAATTTATTATTTTTTGGAGCATATCCGTCGAGTGTATTATAAGGCTTATTATTTGTGTGAGTTTCTTTGTAACGATCTTCAATCGGAGTGCCGCCAGGAACAACATATTTAGCCGGAAGTGAATATATTTTTACAATATTATCTGCCTTATTTTTGTCAATTAAAGAATTGATATAATTATTGGCAGATTCAGCTGTCACAAAAACAGATATAACGCATCCGCTGTAAACTCCGCCCGCAATACCGCCACCAGAGCCGCCTGATTCCGCCGCTGTCACAATAACGATAGGGTTAAATGATGACGTTCCGGTGAGTGTATAATCATGAATACCTTCAATCACATGTTCTCCATAATTTACTCCCTCATCAAGAATATTAACGCCAATCGAATCGTCCGTCACATGCTGGCGTTCAACAAAGCATTGCTTTAACTGAAAGGTTCCCATCCAACTCATGAGATAATCAATTTCAAAATGAATTTCCGTCATACCGTTTGAACGATATTCAATGTTTGTAATAAATGCATAAAACCATTTATTTTCATATGATGTATTTTTGTATCGCAAATATCCTGCTGACAGGATATTAGAAATCGGAGTTCCAACTTTGATGACACCTTTTTGCTGTGATACATACGAAAAGTTGGTTAAAGTTGCTATTTTTCCGATATTTGAAAAATATGAATCTTTTGCAGTTGTTGAACTAAAATATAATGCGTTATCATAATTACCAGACAAACCAATATCTGAAAATAATTCTATTGTACTGTTAGGAGTTATATACATTATTTCACCTCTTAAAAATTTATATTTCTATCTATATCTCTCCTTTATTTTAGTAGAGGGGAATATTATTCCCCTCTATATTTATCCAACCTTATCAAGTACAACAGTTGCTCCAACTTCGACGCTTGCATTGATTGTAGCAGAGGCTTTTGCCTTATAAGTAGTTCCATTTACCGTTGCGCTCAGCACAAGATTACTTGCTGTAGCACTTGCCGGAATCAGCAAAGCTCCGTATTTCTGTACCCCTACACCCGCTTTTGTTGCCTGTTCTGTCTGAACCAACTGAACATTATGCGGCTCTAATGTAACTCCGTCCACCTGCGGTTCCAGACAAAGAACGGTAGCAGTTTCAGAAATGGATTTGTCAACCACTTCAAACGTGATAGTAGCGGGAAGAGCCGTAGTAGCGGTATTCGCAACAAACACAACAGCGTTTGCAAACTGAGAAGAACTAATTGTTTTCCATGTATGATAGAAGTAATTCCAATACAGACCGGATGCCACATATTTTTCAGTAAATTTGTTCATATTATCATAGCACTGAAACCAATTTTCATCCAACAAAACCGCTTTTACATCTGCCATAAGCGCGAGTTCAGCACTCGTTACTTCCTCAATGCCGTCTGAGTAATCACGGATAACTTCGAATCGTTCATTGTCAAACGTTGTAAAATCATCAATCAGGAAAAGGCTTCCCATGAAAGTAGCTTTATCCATGTTGAAAGCCGCCGCTAATACCTCAACGTCATATTTTGCGTTGAAATCAGAATCCATGAAAATAACCTGTCTATCGCGAGGAGTATTATTTCTAACAGATGCCGCGTTGTAAGTTGTTTTCGGAAACGTAATTGCATTTGATTTTGAACGAAAAGCAGTTGCGTAATTTGACATTTTAGAATCATCAACTGATACAGGGTACATCTGCCCTTTGGTAACTGCTTTGATAATCAAATATTTGAACAGCAAAAACTCATCGTACTCGGCGGCAGTATAAACTGATTCCACAATTTTAGCGATTAAGTCAGTTACTCCCTGTTCGCTTAAAAAAGCTCTTCGCAAATCTTCGTCCTGAATGGTTACCGGGTACATAACGCGCCAGTTCATGATGTGAAACTGACTGTGTACATCAGGAAGAGAACGCTTAAACTCTCTACCCTCTCCTTTGTCCGGGTCGTAATCAACTACTTTTGCAATGCTTACAAAAATATCTTCGACCGTTTCCCCGAACTCCAGATATCCTTTTTTCAGTCTGGAATACGGGTTGTTAAATGTTACGCTCTGTGCCCGCACTAATGCAATACGGTTTACTAGTGCGTTTAAAAACTGATTTGCTAACGCAGGAGTGCCGCAGATAATTTCTCCTACCTGAGGAATCTGTGTTGCTTTTTCTACTACAGGAACGTTCTGCTGATAATCATAACTGGCATTCTGCCTGATAACGTTTAAAATGTCAATCGTGCTCGCATTAAGAGTACTCTGTGCAATTCTCTTAGCCATAGTTATTTGACCTCACTTTCTACAGTAAATAAATCCTCAAATTTTGTCGGTGATTCATAATGCTCAATTTCGGGTTCGCTCTCAGGGCTATCATCTTCTTTTCCCTCAAACCGTTCCTTGTAACGTTTGCGCCACGAAGCGTCATTTTCTTCGTATTTTGTTTTCCAATCTTCCGTATCTGAGAATGAATCAATAGTGTCTGACACATCCTCAAGCAATGAAATATTATCGTCACTCAAATTTTCTCCAAAACTTGCGGTAAGTCTTGCGACTAAATCTTCTTTTGTTGATACTGCCATTTTTATTAACTCCTTTCTTAAATAATCCTTCTCATGAAAAACCACAACGGCATACCTTTTCCTTTATTGCCAGGTGTTGGCCCGGGCGGCTCGGGTTCCACTCCTCCGGCCCACCAGTATACAAGCATTACGTTTGCATGTGCGGCACTTCCGGTGGGGTCTTGATAGAAATTGCCGGAAGTCTGCTTCCACGAAGACGGACTCGCAGATTTATTATCGTAAATAAACTGATAATAATTTTGTGCATATGCAATGCGCTCAGTCAATTTATTTCCGGGAACACCTTCCCAGCATGCCAGAAATTCTTCTACCAGTAATGGTAAATTCGTGCTTGTTGATGACAAAAATTCAGATAAATTGTTATATCCCATCACTGAATTTGCCGCTGTCCAGTAATTTTCGTGCAGTACAAAATTTAACTGCCCATATAAATCTCCGTCAGAATATCCCTGACTAGTGACCCAGATATGCAGATTATAACAACGACCATGCGGGGTTCCGACGTTAGTCCACTGTCCTAATCCAAAACCACCTATACCGTCATACTGGTATTCGTGATCCCACGTTGTAGGAATGAGAGACTCCCATATTCCCGGATTCATGCCGGATTCCCACGCCCAGCAACCGCACATGGCGGAAACGACGTAAGGACTGATTTTTCTTTCGTCTGGCATATCTATCACTCCTTGTATTTGTTCCAGATGGGAAGCAGATTATTCACGCAATTCTGAATCTTTGAATAGTCGTATCCGGCTCTTTTTAACGCTTTTTTTCTATCTTCTCCGTTTCCGTATGCTCCGTTGATAACCTCGATTGCAACGGCAATCGTTTCCGGAATCCTAACAAAACTTGTATCAGCCATTGTTATCCTCCTTTGAAATGTGGAAAATTGACAAGAGTTTTTCGGGTAGAATGTCAGTAATTTTAGAAATATTTTCGATGATCGAAACAACTTCTGTAAGGCATACAAAACCTAAGACGATTGGAAGTAGTTTAACTTCTAAAACAAAACCGACTTCGCTACCATATGTATCAATCATTAACGCTAAAAAATAACAGATTAAGAAACCAATTTTTTTAAAAATTCCATCCCGCAGTTTACTTGATTGCAACTCTTTTGCTTTAACTGCGGCAATTAAACCGGTAACTAAATCTGTTAAATTAAAGAGTAATGCTACGCCGATACTATGCATGCATTCACCACCTTTACTTTTAATTGTATATGTGTTACAATATAAATATATCATAAATAAAAAAATATGTAAAGGAGTGTGTACTATGAATTTACAAAAATATAATCATTTTATATCAGATGATAAAATCCATTACAGCGGAAATTTATTATTATCAAAAATGGATAAAAATGGAAATAAGCCAGAAACGTATATTTCGACGTCGAACCGTAGCGCTGGCAAAACTACTTGGTTCGGAGGATACATTTTAAATAAATTTTTAACAAAAAATGAATTGTTTTGCATTTTAATGAGGAAAAAATATCAGCTTGAAAAAGCAGTTTCTTTTATGGCGTACTTTCCTAGCGCATTATCAGTTTACTATCCTGATTTAGAGATGAAAGAAGAAGTAGGAATCAAAGGAGTATACAATAATATCTACATTAGACTTCGGGGAAAGGAAAATGAATGGTTTCTATGTGGGTATAGCACTTCTCTTAATTCCAGTGATGATATAAGAAATTTTTCGAATGTGTTTAATCATGTCGCACGGATATGGCTTGACGAGTTTCAACCGGAAAGTGGCGATTATGTAAAAGACGAAATAAAGCGAGTTTTTTCTATTCATACGTCACTTGCAAGAGGTGGCGGTTTGCAGAGTAGGTATTTACCTCTTATATTAACAGGAAACTTAATTGATATAAATAACCCTTATTATGATCACTTTGGAATTAACAATGACATAAATATAGACACTAATTTTTATCGAGGAAATGGCTTTGTTCTTGAGCAGGGTTTTAATAAAAGTGCCGCATATGCTCATTCTAATAGCACATTTAATCAATCTTTTTCAGAATCTGATTACAGTAAACTATTAACAAAAAAAGAATATTTAAAAGATGATAACACTATGATTTTAAGAACTCCTAATTTAAAAGGTGATTACTTATTTACTATTAAATATTGTGATAAATATTTTTCAGTTCGATACTTGTATGGACTAGCATTTTATTATGTTAATGAAACAGCCGACTTGACATATAACTTTGCACTAGCCGCGCGAAAAGAGGATTTAAGGGATGATTGTATTTTTGACGGAAACAGTCGTTTTAAAAAACGAATGAAAAAAATGTATCATAACAATATTGTACGATTCTCAAGCTATAAGGCGCGAGAAGCTTTCCTTGAGTTTATCAAATAAAAATTACCCCGTCGAGAGAAGACGGGGTAATTTTGGATCATGACTGTTTTAGTTAGCGCACCGTGGGTAGATACAAAAATGAATCTACAGTTACTCATATACAAACTTTTTCATGATTATATACTGCTAACAAATAATCTTTACTTCGGATATTATCCTTTATTTGTCGCTATTTCTATTATCATGAAAAATTTGCTCTTAAGTTCTAATATATACGTTTATTTGTTCTCACTAGTGCAATGGAATCACCCCTTCCTTATTTATGTTATTATACCACAATCATATGAAATTGTCAATAAAAATCACCGCCGGAATTTTAATCCGGCGGCTATAAGGAAAAGAGGAAAGAATGGGGTTCCCCTAACCATAAGGGGGCTTATTACTGAAGAGGGTAACAAGTGCTTTCTTTTGTTGCCATAGAAATAAAATCTTTCTCAAGCATCTTGTATACTGAGCTAGAAACCTCTTTTTTAGTACAAGAAACAATAAGAATATCTTTACTTCCTAAGATAGAAATAAGGAGCTTCTTTGCTTCCGTTTTTCCTACTACTCCGTCCAATTTATATATATCAAGCTGTCCATCCTTTACAAATCTAACTTCTGTGTTATATTCAATAATGGTTCTTGTAATATATTTTGCCATATTCTATTCTCCTTTAGTCAGCAAGGCTAAGAGTAATAAACTCGCGCCCATTTTTAGATTTTAATTTATCAACTTTAACTGAGAACGGGTCAGTGTCTCCCATATCTGCGAGCGTATCAATAATATCTGATAAAGAACGCATTACGCTTTCCGATCTGGTCGCGTATAATGCGTCGCAACCTGATTCATCAGGCTCAGAAATGATAAGAAGAGAATTGAACACCTCTCCGGTATTTTCATTTACAATTTCCTGTTCAATATAACCTTTAAAAGGAATGATCGTTCCCTTAGCTAACTCTTTCATAGGAATAGCATCATTTCTTGAGGTATAAGACAGAACTTTTCTTGCGGTTAAACTTTCACTTGTTTTAATTACTTTTGCGCTCATGTTTTCATTCTCCTTTTTATTTATATTTTGTGGAGCACCCGCAATAGAGAAGTTCTGACACCGTTTATCATTCGTAAATAAAATCCAGCGGTTTCACCCGTGACAACCTGTATTTTATTATCAGAACCCCTCTATCCGGTACATATATATCTTAGCACGTTTTTATATGTTTGTCAACCCCATATATCATCTTTTTCATATATTTCATCATTTTTCAAAGAAGAAATAAGTTCTTCGTACTCATCAGTAATTGATAATTCGTATGAGGTTCTTTCCATTGCAATGTATGTTCCGATGTGCAGAATATTTCCATCAATAGTGATATCGAAGTTATCAGTATCATTGTATAACAATCGTTTTTTCCATGCTTGCCGATCTTCCAGCGTTCCATCAGCTCCTACCATAAAATGCATACCGACTTTAAAATTTTCAATTTTTCCTAACAGTTTTGCTCCTAACTTTTTAGGGACTCCTGCTATTGTAATGTGCAGTTGATCATTCTCATCATCATAGGCATACTTTTTTGCACCTAAAGTTATGAATCGTTTATAAAATCCGTCAAAATCAGCTATGCCTAAAATTTGCAACTCTCCTTTTTTCGTATATGCTTTGAAAGATACATCACAATTTTCCGCATATTCAATCCATTTTTTATTATAGTTTTCTAGTAATTCTTTATATTTCTCTCCGTTCTCGATTTTAACAGAGTCAGTATCAGCATAAATAAAATCTTTGTATGTTAGGTCGATCAACTCCTGTAAACGGACTCTGGCTAAGGCAGTAACCGTTACCCCCCACTGATAATTTAAAAACTTTCCGCTTCTTACATTATAATACGATTCAATTTGATTCTTTGCTTCCTCTTCGGTGGGAGTTCGTAATATTAATTCATTTAAATTCCCCGAAAAATCCGATATATCTTTTACGATTTTCTCAACCATCATGCCGAACGATGCATTTACACGGTTTTTTGATTTCATGTATTCATACTCAGAACCCTCAATACCCTTTAGCTCTGTTTTCTTTGTATACCAACTCGCACACTCTTTTCGTATTTCATCGGGCAAATATCCTTTTGTTGTGTAGTATGCCTTTGTTATTTTCATTTTACCTACATATTGATTCTTAATAATACTATATTCACAACCCAAAAAACTAAATTCAAACGATTCCTTTTGCAATATCAGGCGGCCATTATCAAAAATACCTGTATTGTATGCCGATGCTGGGCATATCATTTTTGACTTTGGAATGTATGGAACGGGTGTTTTAATATTATCTCTTAACTGAACATCCTCAAAAACAGCTTCAAAAATACACCAGTAATTTTTGATATAGTAATCAATTCCATCTGGTGTCTGAACAGAATTGGTACATTCCATCAATCGGCCAGACGGAAACTTGTCTGAACATATCATTACAGCCGGATATGATGACGCAAAATCATATGATGTTACATTAGATATTATTCTACCTACTTTATAGCGGTTAGCATGTGTGTTGCCACCGCGAAAAGCTTTTAATAGTAAATTGTATTGCTCCAGCGTTATCTTTTCTTTGTCCATATATTTTTGTCTATATGTTTTTTTCTGCTTAAATTTAGCATCTGACTTAGCACGATACGAACCTCCATTATATGTGCTTCCCAAGCATGCTTTTTTGTATGAACGCCTAACATATCCTGTGTTTGTCATTGGAATTGTTCTAAGATTATCGCCTTCTTTTGTCATTATTGACATAACAGCATGATACAATGTGATTACGTCCATCCCCGAGTAATATAAAATTTCATCTGATAACACAGACCACGGATAACGGATAATTTCATAATCTATTAGCTCCTTGTCTTTCTGATACTCTGCTGAGTTGTAATTTTCACAGAACTTAGCTAATGACATATTAGACAATAGGTAACTGTCACGAAAAATGATTGTATCAGAATTTAACTCAAATTTTGCTACTTTTCGATTCTTTACCAGAAAAACCTTAGTAAAATCAATGTCCAAAATTGACTTTAAAAACTGATACTCAAACGAGAGATTGTGTACATAGCAAACAGCTTGAATATTATGCTTTAGTAGAACTCTCTCTATTTCAGAAAAAAGCATATAGCACTCGGTTCTTGTTCGGCAAAAGAAAACAGTGTCAAGCAGATAAAGCTGATAGAGGTAAGGAAAACCTAACATGTATTCCTTCGGGTTATGCGGATCGTTTTCTGACATCGAAGACGTTTCAATATCAAATGTTATTGGAGTGGATAATAATGCTTTACCTTTTTTGTTTAAAAGAAGACCGTCATTATTTACTAGATAATCTATTTTTTTCTCTATTGACTCAAAGGAATATGTATAATAAAAACCAGATAGACGGCTATCTGGCAGTATATCTGGTTTTCTTAAATACGGCATTCTTACACCCCCTTGTTAATAGTTGCTAAAATGAAATCCAATTTTTATCTTTATTTTGTTCTAGCGAATTACGAATATAATCCGCAAGTGTTTTGTCAGACTCTTGAATTTCATCATATATATCTTTAATAGATTTATTTCTATTATCTATTTTTTGCATACCTATTGCTAAAATCAGCTGGTCACTGTCATACTTATTTTTAGATTCCACACCTTTAGTAGTGCCTAAAAAATTAAGCATTTCAACTATTTCATCACTTGACATTGTATCAAGCTCAGGATAGTTTTCTTTTATTGTTTCTACTCTTTGTCTCTCTATTTCCGACACTCCTTCTAATGTTGCAGATTTCCAATTTCTGACTTTCTTTAATAACTGTATTGCTTCCTCGTAGTTGCTAATTTTCCTAGATTTTAAACGATGCAGTAGATTCCCTCTTTTACCAATTGCACCTGAACTGATTGTAGATTTTATATAATCTACAGTTTTCGATGTTTTTCCAGCTTTTTTAATTTCCTTTGCCCTTTCATTAAATTCTTTAACTAATGCTCTGTATTCATGCTCTAATAAATCTCTTCTGCTAACTTTCCTAGCCATATTCAATCCTCCAATGTATAAATTTCTGCTCTTTTAATTGATTTCAAAATTTTAACCTTAAAATCAAATGTAGACTCTGCTATGATACTAACCATATTGTTATTGTAATAACAATTAGTTTTTACCATAATTTTGTCATGTTCGATTTTCATATTCAACGAACTACAATTAAAACCCAACTCATTAAGCTTTTCCATGATATTTATTTCTACTACTCTTTTGAAACTATAATCATTCGCACAATCTGAGATTAATGAATCAATGTATTCGCTCTTTGTTTGATTGTTAACCTCACTTTCATATTGCAGTATTTCAATATTTGTTTTATTTAATGAAACTGTTATACGTTCTTTATACTTTGAAATCATCTTTATTTCCTCCTTTTTAATTTGCTTTAACTATAACACATGTGCGCACCTTTGTCAACACTTTCTTTAAATTATCAATTCACCATTTATGTTATCACTAAGAACCACCCATCCTATTGACTAACATTTTACATTAACAATAACAATTTCTATTACCAGCAAGAATCTCCGAAACATATCGCTAATAATTTTTGTTAACACCAAACACACTTCACAGTTCGAACGTATGTTCTTGGGGATGCAACTTTCTACTTTGCATTCTGGTACAAACTTTAGATCGGAAGAGCACACGTCT